AGTGCGTCTTCTTCGCTGAGTTCTACCATCTTTTTAAAAGAAGAAACGATTTCGTTGATCAAATCGTCTGGTCTAGGTTTGAATTGAAAAGTGGCATCGCAATTAATACGGTGTGTCCAATTGTGTTTACATTTACATGTTTGATTTCTTGCTTTAATTTTTTCGATTGGTGGTGGTGTTATTTTGTTATCGAATGGTTTTTCAAGAACGTCAATTGGTTCAGATGGAGGTGATGTATCCATCGATGGTGATGAAATAGGGTCAATTTTTGGTGAATCATCAATTCTTTCACCCTTAGGTAGATCGATATCATGTTCGGGTTCTTTGGGTTGAGAAGATGATTCTGGTGCATGAACGTCAAAATCATACGACAAATACTCTTCAATTTTGGCACGTTTGAAAGGTTTGCGTAAAATACTCTTTTTCTTTGCCTCTTCTCTATCAAGTTCTTCTTCATATTCACGCATGAAGTCTTCCATGGACGCAGATAATTCTTGTTTGTTTCCTTTATCTTCGGCTTCTTGATGTGCATCAATGGTCATTGTTTCAACATCTTCGCTTAAATTGTTAATATCGGATTCATTTTCTTCAGGTAAATTTTCTAATTTATATTCGCATTTATCTAGGACAAATTTGACTTTGTGGGATGTTGGTAAAGCAGGTTCAAGTAATGATCGATCGATAGGTTTATTTTCGAAAACACGATCACATTTAACTGGTTCCAACGGTTCAAGCAATGATTCACGCATGAAGAATTGTTTTGCGCCGATTACATCGCATGTGTTGAAATCTTGTTCATCTACGTCAGTCTCTCCCGGGCTGATAATGTAATATACTTCACTGGATTTGATGTTAGAAAATTCGCTAACTATTGTCTTGAGATTGACTGGTGATGTGTTGATTAAATTAAGTTGATTGGTGAAATCAGTATCATCATAATGATCTAAGTGAAACAATACAGTGCTCTTGTATTGAACAGATAAAAGAATTAGCGAACGTAAAACACCGATGCTGGGCATATAGTCGAAGATAAATAATGAGTTAAGATTAAAAGTGGTGTTCCCTATAAGATTGTCTATGTTGTTATATGATGAAATTACAAGTGTTTTAAGATGATCATACATTTTTAAGCAACCCATACCGTTGTATGAGAATGCTTCATAGCGTGGTAGACTATCGTCAGCTTTACGGAGCTCATTATAAAATTCTAACCAGGTGCCTGGTGCACAGCTGAGGTCGTATATGGTGGATTTATCACGATAACTGCATGCATGAAGGACATCG